ATGGTGATAGGTTGATGGAAACACTTTTAGTTAAAACTATAGATGTAATGCAAAGAAAGACAGGGCTTAAACTGGTTCCTACATATTCTTACACAAGACTTTACAGAACAGGTAATATTTTACAAAGACATAAAGACAGGCCTAGCTGTGAGATATCTACTACATTAAACCTAGGTGGAGATGCATGGCCCATATTTATCGATCCTACGGGGTCTGACAACGTCATAGACGAGTATAAAGGCATACATAAGCCTGGAGCACCCAAAGGTATAAAAGTAGACCTAAAACCAGGAGATATGCTTATTTACTCTGGTTGTGAGTTAGAGCATTGGAGAGAGCCTTTTGAAGGCAAACTATGTGGTCAAGTATTCTTACACTATAATCATGCAGATGGACCATTTGCAAAGAGCAATTTGTATGATAAAAGACCTATGCTAGGAATAGTCAAATAACGTTGAACATCAACGCAATCTAATATAATCTGGAGATCTATGTTACAGAAGGTTAATTTTGCACCTGGAATCAATAAACAAATCACTGCCACAGCCGCAGAGGGCCAGTGGATAGACTGTGATAATGTTCGATTTAGATATCTGTTTCCTGAAAAAATAGGTGGTTGGAAACAGTTAGGAGCTGACAATATTACAGGAGCGGTTAGAGCCATACATCAATTTACTAATAGTGAGGGTAGAAAGTATTCTATAATAGGGTCAAACAGAATTTTGTATGCTTTCTCTGGTGGTGTGTTTTACGACATACATCCAATTAAATCTACTACAACGCTTACGAACGCATTTAGTACGACTAACGGATCAGCCACCGTTACTATAAACTTTTCAGGAGATCATAACATATCTGCAGGAGACATAATTTTATTAGATAATTTTTCTACAATAACAAATTCTAATTTTGATTCTGATGATTTTGATGACATAAGGTTTATGGTTACAACTGTGCCATCATCAAATACAATTACAATTACTATGCCATCTAACGAAACTGGATCTGGAGCAACAGAGTCTGGTGGCATTAGAGTGCAACACTATTTTAGAGTAGGTCCAGACGTGCAATCACAAGGTTTTGGTTGGTCACTTGGATCTTGGGGTGGAACAGAAGTAGGAGCTTTTACAACTGTTTTATCTTCTGACATATCAGCGTCTTCTACAAGTATAACATTAAATGATGCATCACAGTTTCCATCATCAGGTACAAACTTTGTTCAAATAGGAACAGAAGAAATATCTTACACAGGTATATCTACAAACACACTTACAGGTGTAACGAGAGGTGTAAGAAACACTACGGCAGCAACACATTCTGCAGGAGCCACAGTAACTAACTCATCTAGTTTCGTGGCATGGGGTGAGGCAGCATCAGGTGACTTAATTGTTGATCCTGGTATGTGGTCCATTGATAACTTTGGCGATAAAGCTATTTGTTTAATTGTAGACGGTGAAGTATTTGAATGGAACTCTGCAGCCACAGATGCGACTAACTCTAGAGCAACTATTATTACAGGTGCACCAACTGCATCAAGACATATGTTAGTATCTACACCAGACAGACACTTAGTATTCTTTGGCACAGAAACCACAATTGGTACAAAGTCTACACAAGACGATATGTTTATTAGATTCTCGGACCAAGAGGATATCAACACGTACACACCTACAGCAACCAATACAGCTGGCACACAAAGACTGGCCGACGGATCACGGATCATGGGAGCCATTAGAGGTAGAGATGCAATCTATGTATATACAGATACAGCTTTATTTTTACAAAGATTTGTAGGTCAACCATTTACATTTGCCTTTGTGCAAGCTGGAACTAACTGTGGACTCGTTGGTAAAAACGCAGCAGTTGAAGTAGATGGTGCTGCATATTGGATGTCAGAGAATGGTTTTTTTAGATATGCTGGTGCCCTTGAAACGTTACCATGTTTAGTAGAAGATTTTGTATATGATGATGTTAATTTAGATTCTGGTAATCAAATGATTGCAGCAGGACTCAATAATTTATTTGGTGAGATTATGTGGTTCTATCCAACAGCTAACTCTGCTGTTGTTAATAAAATGGTTTGTTATAATTATCAAGACTCATCACCACAAAGACCAATATGGACAGTGGGCACACTAGCCAGAACAGCTTGGGCAGACTCTGCTGTATTTGGTAAACCACACGCTATGGAATATGATGCAGACGGTGTTGAGCCAGCTACTTCGTCTACATATGTGCAAGGTAATACGGATGGTATTACAACATACTATCAACACGAAACAGGAACAGATCAAGTCAAAGGCGGAACAGTAACAGCAGTTACCGCTAATATATTATCTGGTGATTTTGATATTACACAAAGAATGCAAAGAGGAGCTACGACAGGCATGGCAGATACTAGAGGAGATGGTGAGTTTTTAATGAAGATAAGAAGATTTGTGCCTGACTTTATATCTCAAACAGGAAACACACAGGTTACATTAAATTTAAGAAATTTTTCTAACGATGCTGCAGCTAGCTCATCATTAGGTCCCTTTACAGTTTCATCATCAACTAGTAAGGTAGATACTAGAGCGAGAGCGAGAGCCATAGCTTTAAAAATAGAAAACACAGGAACAAGTCAAGATTGGAAACTTGGCACGTTTAAATTAGATATACAACCGGACGGTAGAAGATAATGGCGATACCAGAATTATTAAAAACTATAGCGTTAAATAGATTAGTTGATCAAGGTGTTCGACGTATTGATAGATTTTATGAAAATGATACAGACAGAGATGATGATGAAGATAAAGGTTTTACATCTCAACAAAGACCCGGTGGATTAGCATCAATTATTGGTAGAGCTTTGGCTTTTAGTTTGTTAGGTCCTATTGCAGGACCATTAGCTTTTGCTGCGGGTAAAGGTATATTATCAAGACAGCAACAAGGTTTAGGTTTTAGTCCTTTTGGGGGTGATGGAGGTGATGGACCAACAGGTCCAGATATAACTAGAACATTAACTCAAGAAGAAATTTATGACAGGGATGATGTAGACCCTGCAGACTATGGTTTAGTTGATGCTGCGACTGCTGATATTCAAGATTTTGCTGATATTATGCCAGAAGACACTAGCAGTGACAGTGGTGGTGATAGTTATGATGGTGCAAGTAGTGCAGAAGAATATTCAGCTGACCCAACATCATTTTCAGGATCATTTAGATATGGAGGACTAGCAAGTTTATATAGATAATGGCAAAGATAGTACAAGTATTAACAAGACCAAGTGAAACCTACAAACAATCTGTAGCAGATGCACAGGTTAGGGATCTCGATGGTGTTATACAAAAACTAAACACAACGTATCAACAAGAACTAAAGGATGAAATGGAAGCAGAGAGCTTCTTTATTAATTAATGGCAAACAGTTTTATAAATAAAAAAGCAGATTTAACAACCACAAATCTTACGACACTATACACAGTGCCGTCATTTAAAACATCTGTGGTTAAATCAATTTTAGTATCTGAAGATGCAGGGTCAGGAGCTAGTATAACAGTAACTTTAGTGGACGCATCGGATAACATATTTAGCTTATTTAAGAGCAAAGCTATATCTTCAAATGCTACAACAGAGCTACTTACTCAACCTCTTGTTATGGAGGCCAGTGAGTCTTTGAAAGTCCAAGCCAGTGATGCAAATGAGCTGCACGTGGTGGCTTCAATTTTAGAAATAGAACCAAGAGAGGTAACAACATAATGCAAACAATAAAGCCAGAGAAGATAATAACGACAATATCTAACCTAAAAACAGGTGAGATATATGAATCAGAAGAGGCCTGGAAGGCAAAAGGAGTGCCTGAAAAGGAGATAAGAAGAGATATTAAAGTAATCATGCCTTCGCTTGATTTACTGGGAAAAACAAAGTAATGTGGTAAACTATGGCAATATCTAGATTTCAAATGAACAGACAGTTAAGAGCATACGGCGGTATGATGGGTGATGATGGCAGAAAAGCCTATGGTATAGGTTCGTTCTTCCAAGAAAAGATTATGGACCCTGTTAAAAAAGTATTTAAAAGTGATGCTGCGAAAGCTGCAGCTGCAATAGGTGGTGGTTTTTTATTAGACAAATATGGTATTCCTGGAACGGGAACTGGTCCTGACGACAGATTTGGTAAAGGAATTTTTTCTAATATATTTAAAGGTATTGGTGGAGGATCTACCACAGACACAGAAAGAGTGATAATGAATCCAAAAGAAGTTGAGGAAGGTGCTGAACCTATCTATCAAAATTTTCCTAAAAAAGGAGATAGTATTTTAAAAACCATAGGTAAAGGACTTACGACAAGCATACCTGGAACAGATAAATCTATTGCAGGTTTATTAATGACACCACAAGCATTAGCACTTGGTTCAGGATTATTAGCCGGTGCATTTACAAAAGATGAAGACGACCCGGCGTTCACGGGTCAAGATGTTGGATTAAATTTACAAGACATAAGAAAACTTGCAAACATCACAGATCCTAAAACAGGTGCAGCCATAGGATTAAATTTCTTACCAGATGTTGCAGCTAGAAAATTTACACCAACAGAGATGGCAGCATCCTTTGCAGGTAATGTACCTCAAGATTTTACAGAAAATAGAACGCCTGCTCAAGCTGGTGGTATAATGGGTGATCAAAAAGACTTTGAAGAATTTTTACAAGACATGAAAGATAGAGACATGGGTATGATGCAAGATAGAATATTAAGAGATTTTGAAAACTATATGAAAAGAAAAAGAATGATAGACAAAATGCCAGAAGCTAAAGATGGTGGTATCATGAAAGCTAAACCTAAAATGGCAGGTTATGGTTATGATGATGCAATGTCAGATACCTTTGACATGTATAATGACATGAAGAAAAACGGTCTTATACCTCCAACCATGACTTTTGATGAATTTTTACAAGAAGTCGTACCAGAAATGAGTAAGAAAAAAGGCATAGAGAGAACTATGGCTGCAGAGGGTGGCATGATGGATATGGGCGGTATGGAAATGGATTTAAGAGGTGGTGGTTTTGTGCCAATGGGTGCAAAAGAAAAAGCTGACGATGTACCAGCAAGACTATCTAAAAACGAATTTGTATTTACTGCAGATGCAGTAAGAGCAGCGGGCGGCGGCAACGTTGACAAAGGCGCTGACAAAATGTACGCAACAATGAAAAAACTAGAAAACAAGGTAGCATAATGGCAATAACAAGAACACTAACACAAGCTCCAGAATTTTTACAAGATCTATCAAAAGATTACGCAACACAATTAGTAGGTCTTACATCTGTACCATTAGATACAGCTAGATTTGCACCACAGGTTGCAGGACAAGATCCATTACAGACACAAGCAGCTACATTAGCTGGTCAAGGTGTTGGATCATATCAACCATTTTTACAACAAGCACAAACTACATTAGCCGGTGCAGAGGGTATGTTAGGATCAGGAGCAGGAGCAGGTGCAGGAACAGTATCTGATTTTATGTCTCCATTCCAATCACAAGTTATAGATACAACACTTGCAGAGTTTGATAGAAACAGAGCAATGCAAGAACAAACATTAAGAGATCAACAAGCAAAGTTAGGTGTTCTTGGTGCAGGTAGAGCGGGTGTACAACTAGCTGAGTATGGCTCTGGAGCAGATAGAGAAAGAGCTTTGTTACAAGCTGGATTACAACAACAAGCTTTTCAAGATGCTGTAGCAAGAAGACAACAAGATTTTCAAAACAGATTTGGTATTTTTGAGGCACAAACAGGATTAGCTGGTGCATTACCATCATTACAAAGAGCAGATATTGCATCATTGGGTCAGGTGGGCGCCGCTCAACAGTTGCAACAACAAAGAATTTTAGATGCTCAACAAGAAGCAAACAGGTTACAGGCGTTTGAACCACAAACTAGATTAGATACTCTTGGCAGAGGTATCACACAATTAATATCTGGATACCCTGGTTCAAGCACACAAACACAAGTACCAGGTCTATCGAAACTTGAAACAGCTCTTGGAGTTGCTTCCACGATAGGTGGATTGTTTAGACCAATAAGGAATTAACATGAGTAGAATATTAAAAAGACCAATGTTTAGAATGGGTGGTAGCACAGAGAATGTGGGTATCATGGATGGTATGAGAAACCGTTATGATAATGGTGGCACAGTAGATGAATTTTTAAAAGAATTAGATAAAAGAGCACCAGCATATGATAATGCTAGAGCTGATTTTCTTACACAATTTGGTTTAAACATTTTAGGTAACCCATCACAAGGCAATATATTTCAAACAGCAGCTGTAGCTGCAAGAGATCCTTTTGCAAACTTTCAAGCTAGAAGAGCCGCTTCAGCTGCAGGTAGAAGAGAAATTGCAGCAGGTCTATTAGCTCAAGAGAGAGAACAAGCATTTGAAATGGGACAGTTAGAGAAACAATTAGCCGCTCAAAAAGAGATAGCTGGTATAAAACAACGAAATGAAGAAGCTGTAAATAATTTTCCAAATGCAGGAAACCCTGTTGTTGCAGGAAAATTACAAGCAATTTTAGATGCAGATAATGCTATTACCGCACCTGGTTTAATTGTTCCAGATGGTCAAAACATAGTAAAAACAATTCAAAATATGAATCCTGATGCTGGAGTGGTATTCGCTCTATACAGTCCTTTAACAGGAGATGTAACTAAATTTGTAAGAGTAGAAAAAGGAAAAAACAACAGAGTAAAATTAGCAGAGGTAGATGAATTTGGTAATGATTTACCAGGAGGAGAAAGTGAAGTTGAACAAGATGAGACTTTCCCTGGTGAATTTAGCACTAATCCATCTTATAGACGAAAACCAAAACCTAACTTCTTCGAAACTTTAGAACCACAAGAAGCTTTTGATATAGAAGAACCACAAGCGTAGGAGGACAAATGGTCAAATACTATGATCCTCTCAAAGGCGCTGAAAAAAATAACAACAGAAATTTTTTTGTAGCAGGAGCAGCAGGGATACTATCAGGTTTAATTAAAGTTCCAGAAGGTGTGTTTTCTTTAGCTGCAGAATTATTTGATCTTGGTGCAGATACAGACACAGCTGCTAGCGTAGAAGAATTTTTTGATAAATTAAATCCATTTGAAGAAGTAGCAGAAGAAAGAGCCATAGGTAAACTTACAGAAGCTTTTACATCGATAGGTATACCTGGCGGTGTTGGTTTTAAATTAGGTCAAAAGCTAGCTGATAAAGCTTTGAAAAATAAAAGAGCAGGAACTTTACTAGATTTAAAAAATCCTAACCTACAAAAAAGTTTAGAAAAAACTACAGGCTTAAACAAAAAAGCAGGTTACAAAAGATTTGCTGCTGGTGTTATGGGTGGAGCAGCAGGAGAGGCTTTTGTAGCAGATATAGAAAAGATAGGAACATTTGGAGATTTACTCGGTGGTCCAACAAAGGTAGATAGGGAACCAGAATCTACCAATAGAGGAGAGGCTCTTCGTAAATTATTAAACAGAGTTAGATTTTCATCAGAAGGTGTTCTAATTACACCATTTGTTTATGGTGTAGGTAAAGGTGCAAAAGAACTTGCACTACGTGGTAAAGATTTAGCATACAGTGAAAATCAATTTTTAAGATTTGTAGATAAAGTTGG